AAAATGTCCACTCAGGTTAAACGAATTGGTTGTTCAAACCTAAAAACTTTAATTGAAAGTAACAAACTGGTTATTAATGACTTTGATACCATTTCTGAATTAACAACATTTGTGGCCAGCAAGAGTTCTTTTGCTGCTGAAGATGATGCTAATGATGATATGGTTATGGGTTTAGTAATGTTTGCGTGGGCAACCACTCAAAAATACTTTAGAGAAATTGTAGCCCATGATGTTCGTAAGACATTACAACTTGAAAACATGAATCAAATGGATGAAGATGTTCTGCCGGCACCAGTTATTGAGAACGGATTGGAGCATAATTTCATCTTAGAAGGCGGTGATGTTTGGGAAAAAGCAGACTCAAACCAACCTTATGCGCAGTATTTTAGGGAATTCGGTCGGTAATCTCTAAATACCGTGTTACATAAATATCACTATGGTGTCATAACTGCCAAATAAATCATAATATCAAGGAGATAACAAATGGCATTTCAAGTCTCTCCAGGCGTAAATGTTTCTGAAGTCGATTTAACAACAGTCGTTCCTTCAGTTCTAACTACAGCCGGTGCATTTGCTGGAGCTTTTCAATGGGGTCCAGTTAACAAAATTATTCAAATTCCTAGCGAAATCGATTTAGCTAAACGATTTGGTAATCCAGATAGCAACACATATACATCATTCTTTACTGCTGCTTCTTTCTTGGCATACGGTAATAATCTTCAACTTGTTCGTGCTGCTAATAATACTGCTTACAACGCTTCATCAAACGTAAGTGCAAGTTCAGGACAAGTACAAAGCTTTGTACAAGTTACAAATAATGATGTGTTCCAAGCACAATTCTTACAAAATTTGACCAATGGTAACGCTTACGGTCCAATCGTTGCTAGATATCCAGGTGCTTTAGGTAACTCACTCACAATTTCTGTTCTTGATGCTGGTCTTGCCAGTTCATTTGCTACTTGGAACGTAAACGGTGTTGGTGTTTCTAGTTACTTTACTGCTGCTCCAGGTACTTCTACACAAGGTGCTGCTGTTGGTGCTTCCAATGACGAAATTCACATGGTAGTTGTTGATACTGGTGGATTGTTTACGGGTACAAAGAATACAGTTTTAGAAGTATTCCCATTCATGTCTAAAGGTGCTGACGCTAAAGATCCATTAGGCAACTCAAACTATTACAAAAATTACATTTATAATAACTCACAGTACATTTATGTAATGGATCCTCCACAGTATTCAAATACTTCATCTACATGGGGTAAGACATTAGCAAATACAAGTTATGCTACTTTAGGTAATAGTGTTACTACTGGTCCTAACTATGTTACTTTGGGTAACGGATCTGATGCTCAACCTACTGATGCTGATTTAGAAAATGCTTATTCTTTGTTCCAAAACAAAGATGCAGTCAATATCGATTTGGTAATGACTGGTGCAGCTGATATAACAGTTCAACAGTATGTAATCGACAATATTGCTAACTATCGTTTGGATTGTGTGGCGTTTGTATCGCCTCCTTCTTCTGCTGTTATCAATCAGCCAGGTTCTGAAGCTGCAAACATTACTACATGGAACAACTCATTGGCACGTTCAACATCTTATGCTGTTGCCGACTCTGGTTGGAAGTATATGTTTGACAAATATAACAACGTATATCGTTGGATACCATTGAACGGTGATATCGCCGGTCTTTGTGTCAACACCGACAATGTTCGTGATCCATGGTTCTCACCTGCTGGTTTCAACCGTGGCAGCCTGAAGAATGTTGTTAAGTTAGCATGGAATCCAAACAAGACTTATCGTGATACAATTTACTCTTTGGGTATCAATCCTGTTGTAACATTCCCATCTAATGGTACATTGTTATACGGTGATAAGACACTACAAGCTAAACCATCTGCTTTCGACCGTATCAATGTTCGTAGATTGTTCCTTGTATTAGAGAAAACAATTTCAATTGCTGCTAAGTATTCATTGTTTGAATTCAATGATGCCTTCACACAAGCACAGTTTGTTGCTCTGGTATCTCCATTCTTGAGAGATGTTCAAGGTCGCCGTGGTATTCAAGACTTCAAGGTAGTTTGTGATTCTACAAATAATACCCCACAAGTTGTTAATGCTAACCAGTTTGTTGGTGACATTTACATCAAACCTGCTCGTTCTATCAATTTCATCCAGTTGAACTTTGTTGCTGTTAGAACAGGCGTTGACTTCACAACAGTCGTTGGACAGTTCTAATAAATAAAGATATAGGAGAAAACAATGACATTCAACGTAGCAGAATTTAGAGCGAATCTGATTGGAGACGGTGCCCGTCCCAATCTATTCCAAGTAACCTTAGTGTTACCAACATTTACCAACAACTCAACTGCCGCTGGTCAAAAAATACAATTTATGGCTAAAGCAGCACAGTTACCAGGTTCTACAATTGGTCAAGTACCTTTGTATTACTTTGGTCGTGAAGTTAAGTTTGCTGGCAATCGTACTTTTGCTGACTGGACACTACAAATTGTCAATGATGAAGATTTTGTTATCCGTAATTCTCTAGAGAATTGGATGAACGCTATCAATAGTCATGCTGGTAACTTGCGTAGTGCTGCAGCAGTTAATCAAAATGCCTACACAGTAGACGCCACAGTAACACAATATGGCAAACAAGGTAATGCAATTAACACCTATAAGTTTGTTGGTATGTTCCCGGTTGATATTGCTCCAATTGATTTGGATTGGAGTTCAAATGATACCATTGAAGAATTTGGTGCAACATTTGCTTATCAATACTGGACTAATCTCGCAAGTACAGACGATAACGGTTAATTATTATATTAGAGAGGACTTAGGTCCTCTCATTATGTTTTTTTGAATTGGAAATAAAATACTATGGCAGACAATAAATTTTCTCTCTTTGGCTTTACAATTGCTCGGAAGCAGCGTGATGACGCTCAATCCGTAACACCTTCCTTTTCGCCTCCAACTAATGATGATGGCGCACTTACCATTACCTCTGCTGCCTACTATGGCACATATGTTGACTTAGATGGTACAGCTAAGAATGAAGTAGAATTAATCTCACGTTATCGTGAAATGGCAATGCAACCAGAGATTGAAGCAGCCATTGATGATATTGTAAATGAAGCAATTTGCCAAGACGATGATGGTAAGAATATCAAAATCGTTATGGATGATTTACAAGTATCAGACAAAATCAAAAATTCTATTAAAACAGAATTTTCAACAATCCTTCGTATGCTAAATTATAACAATTTGGCACAAGATATTTTTCGTAGATACTATGTTGACGGTAGAATGTATTACCACATTCTTATTGACCGTGAAAAACCAACAGAAGGTATCAAAGAATTACGTTACATCGACCCACGAAAACTCCGTAAGGTTCGTGAAATCAAAAAGAAAAAAGATGAACGTACTGGTGTGGAGATGATGAATGTTATCAATGAATACTATATTTTCAACGATAAGGTTACTACTGGTTCTTCTAGTAATTTTGGTCCTGTTGGCGTACGCATTACCACAGATTCCATTATCTCAGTTGTTTCTGGTCTCATGGATTCTCGCCGTGCCGTGGTACTTAGCTATCTACACAAAGCAATCAAGCCGTTAAATCAATTAAGGATGATTGAAGATGCTACTGTCATCTATCGTATTAGTCGTGCCCCTGAGCGCCGTATTTTTTACATTGATGTGGGTAATCTTCCAAAACTAAAGGCAGAACAATACCTCCGTGACATCATGGTAAAATACAAGAACAAACTTGTATACGATGCTAACACAGGTGAAGTTCGTGATGACCGTAAATTCTTATCCATGATGGAAGACTTCTGGTTGCCACGCCGTGAAGGTGGAAAAGGTACAGAGATTTCTACATTACCTGGTGGACAAAACTTAGGTGAGTTAGAAGATGTTAAATACTTTGAAAAGAAATTATACAAGGCGCTTAACGTACCGGTTTCACGTTTAAATCCAGAACAATCTGGTTTCTCACTTGGTCGTACCAATGAGATTACCCGTGACGAATTAAAGTTTGCTAAATTTGTTGACCGTATGCGTAACAAGTTTGCTGATTTGTTTGACCAAGCATTAAGAGTTCAGTGCGTTCTCAAAGGTATTTGTACCAATGAAGAATGGATGGAAATGAAGGAACATATCTATTATGACTTCATTAAAGACAACAACTTTACTGAACTTAAAGATGCTGAGTTGATGAAAGAAAGGTTGTCTTTATTGGCTTCCGTTGATCCATATACTGGTCGTTATTTCTCACAGAATTGGATTCAACAAAATGTATTGCGTTTGACTGACGATGAAATCAAGAAAATGCAAGAAGAAATTGATGAAGAAAAAGAGATGGGTCTTGGGTTACCAGTAAGTGTTGGTAATGAAGTATCACAACAAATGATGATGTCAGGTGTACCAAAACAACCTGATAATCCATCAGATGAAGAAGCGGATGAATAAATAGGTAACCATTATTTTTGGAGATTAGAAAATGTCAGAATATTCAACACGAAACGTTATTGATTATGCTATGGATCAAGATGGAGTAAAATTTAGAGAAGAACTTTATGGAGCAATCCACGATAAGGTTACTGCTCATATTGCTGCAGCTAAACAAGCTGTAGCACAAAACATTTTCCCTGCTGGGGAAGAAGCAGAAGTATCACATGAAGAATCTTCTGCCGATACCGAATAAATATAGAAAAATTTAGAACAAGGTAAAAAATGGCAAACAAATATACTTTTCAGGTGTTACGAGACACCACAACGGACTCCGTTATTAAGTTAACTGGAACTTTTGATGGTAGTACCGGTAACGAATTGAATGTGGCCCGTATCTCAGCAAATAGTTTAAGTAATGCGCTTGCGACAAACGGGTATTTGGTTGCAAATTCTCAAGGCGGTGCTGCAAATACTGCACTACCATACTACGACCTACAACTTACAGGCCTAAAATACTATGTAAACTTTCCAGTTTCAAGCCCTTTGGGTTCGGTTGAGATATTCTGGTCAGGCAACAACACAGGTACAGCAGCTTCTTCTTATGCAAATTCAGCCACTATTTTCCACTTACAGGGTCAAGGTGAATTTGGTTTAGGAGAACAACTACCTTCCATTATAAACAACTCTGGTTTAGGTACTGCAAATACAATTGGTAACGGTGATTTGGGTATTACAACAACAGGCGCAACTGCCAATGCCGCATATACATTAATTATTTCTTTGCGTAAGAATAACTCTATGTACCAACGTGGTCAGTTGAACGATCCTGCTGCATTCAACTATGGTGCATACAAAATAACACCATAATTAAAATGTTAACATTTAAAGAATTTTTAAATGAAGCTAATACACAAAAGTATGGTAGAAAAAAAGTTATTAGGGTTCGTGTAAGAAAAGGCAAGGTACAAAGAAACAAAATTTTTTCTTCACAACCTGGTTGGACAATTCGTGGCGGTAAGTTAGTACGAATGAGTTACAAAGAACGTAGAGATAGAAAGATGGGGGCTCAAATGGGTCAACACAAAAAGGCAGCAAAGTTAAAACAAACAATAAGAAAAGCCAAAATATCAAAAATTAAAAGAGGCGCATTAGGACTATGAAACTTATTAAAGAAATTAATGAAACGGTAAATTATATTACCGAAGGTACAGATGGTAAAAAGGAACTCTTTATTGAAGGTCCTTTCCTTGTTGCCGAAAGAAAAAACAAGAATGGCCGTTTGTACGAATACAACACGATGAAGAAAGAAGTTCATCGTTACACAGAAGAATATATTAACAAACATCGTGCTTTTGGAGAACTAGGTCATCCTGATACTCCAACCATTAATTTAGACCGTGTATCACATATGATTGTAGGTCTTAAAGAAGATGGTACCCAATGGATTGGTAAAGCTAAAATTCTTGACACACCAATGGGTCAAATTGCTCGTAACCTCATCGAAGGTGGCGCCCAATTAGGTGTATCGTCAAGAGGTATGGGTTCGTTGAAAAACGTTAATGGTGTTAATGTTGTTCAGAACGATTTTTATCTAGCCACAGCGGCAGATATAGTAGCAGATCCTTCCGCACCTGGTGCTTTTGTACAAGGTATTATGGAAGGTAAGGAATGGATGTTAGTAAATGGTGTATGGACAGAACAATATGTTGAAGAAGCGAAGAAGCAAATTCGTGAAGCTTCCAAACAAGATATTGAACGAGTAAGTCTACACATATTTGAAAACTTCATGAAAAAACTTTAAATATAAATATATCCAATAAATCAAGGAGATTTTCAAAATGGGAAAATTTAATCTGACCGAAGCCGCTAAAGACATTCTTTTAGGCGAAGGATCTAAAGAAACTTTTGATGCAAACATCAAGTCTAAAATGGCTCAACGTGGTGGTGAAAAAGCCCCTCACGGTGAAGTTGGTGCTGACAAGTTACCTACATCTACTGTTGCTGGTCAACAAGATGTTGGTGAAATTGGCCAATCACCAGAAGAAACTGATGACAAGTTGCCTGAGTATACAAAAGGTACTCCATCTGCAACTCCTCCAGGTGCTACACCTCCTGTAGGTTCAGAAAAAGACGGTGTTGGTATTTCCAAACCACAAGGTCAACCAGGAGAAACTATGGGTCGTCATGATTTAACTCAAACAGCTCAAGCTGCCGCTACAGATTACGAAGCAATTCGTGACCGTATCGCTGGTAAATTGGCACCACAAATGATGCAAGCAAATGCAGGTGCTACATTCCAGTCTTATGCTGAAGATATGGACGCAATGTTCTCTGGTGAGAATCTTTCTGAAGAATTCAAAACTAAAGCTTCTACAATTTTTGAAGCTGCCGTATTAAGCCGTGTTGATGCAATTGTTGAAGAAGTTGAATCACAATTGATGGAACAATTTGATATTGCTGTTGAGCAAGTCAAAGAAGAAATGGCTGCTAAAGTTGATGATTACCTCAACTATATGGTAGAAGAATGGATGAAAGAAAACGAAGTTGCAATCGAGAAGTCTCTCCGTGCTGAAGTTGCCGAAGATTTCATGGTTGGACTCCGTAACTTATTTGTTGAACACTATATCGACATTCCAGATGAGAAGGTTGATGTTGTTGAAGAATTGGCTGCCAAAGTAGAAGAATTAGAATCTTCTTTGAACGAGCAAATCAACAAAGGTGTTGAACTTACAAAAGAAATCAACGAACAAAAGAAAACAGAGGCAATCTACACAGCGTGTGAAGGCCTGACTCAAACTCAAGTAGAAAAATTGAAATCGCTCGCAGAGAACGTAGAATTTACTACTGAAACAGAATTTCAAACTAAATTAACCACTTTGAAAGAATCATATTTCAAAGCTGATGTTAAGGTAGCTGATGGTTCTGATTTAAACGAAGGCGTTGAAGTTGAAGAAGAAAAGAAATCCGTTTCTAGTGACCCTTCAATGGATGTATACGCTAAAGCAATTTCACAAACTTTGATTAAGTAATTAATCTTAATACATAACATAAGGATAATAAAATGTATTTGACAGAAGAACTACAAAAGAAATGGCAGCCTGTTTTGGAGCATCCAGAACTTGATGACATTAAAGACCCATACAAGAAAGCTGTTACAGCACTTGTTTTGGAAAATCAACAACAAGCTATGGCTAAAGACCGTCAAGTATTGAACGAAACTTCTGATACTGGTCCTACAAACGTTGCTGGTGGTGTTCAAAACTTTGACCCAATCCTCATCTCTTTGGTACGCCGTGCTCTCCCAAATCTAATCGCTTATGACGTTGCTGGCGTTCAGCCAATGACTGGTCCTACCGGTTTGATTTTTGCAATGCGTGCTCGTTACGCTGCTCAGAACGGTTCAGAGGCATTCTACAACGAAGCCAACACAATCTGGTCTGGTCAACAATCTGCAAATGGTCCATTCAATAACTACGGTTTTGCTGGTACAACTGCAACTGACACTTCAAACAGCGCTATTGCTAACGAAGCTTCTAACCAATTCACAACTGGTATCGGACTACAAACCGCCGTTGCTGAACAGTTAGGTGCCGACTCTGCAAATAGTTTCCAACAAATGGCATTCAGCATTGAGAAAGTTACTGTAACTGCTCAATCACGTGCTTTGAAAGCTGAGTACTCTTTAGAACTCGCACAAGACTTGAAAGCAATTCATGGTCTTGATGCTGAAACAGAATTGTCTAACATTCTGTCTACAGAAATCCTCGCTGAAATCAACCGTGAAGTTATCCGTACAATCTACACAACTGCTGTTGTAGGTGCTCAGTATGGTACAACTACTGCTGGTTACTTTGACTTAGATACTGACTCTAACGGCCGTTGGTCTGTTGAGCGTTTCAAAGGTCTAATTTTCCAAATCGAACGTGATGCTAACGTAATTGCAAAACAAACTCGTAGAGGAAAAGGTAACGTGTTAATCGTTTCTTCTGACGTTGCTTCTGCTATGGCAATGGCTGGTGTTCTTTCTTACACACCTGCTCTCCAAGCTGACTTGCAAGTAGATGATACAGGTAACACATTTGCTGGTTTGTTACATGGCCGCATCAAAGTGTATATCGACCCATACTATGGCGGTTACACATCTAACCAAGAATTGGTAACAGTTGGATATAAGGGTTCTTCTCCTTATGACGCTGGTTTGTTCTATTGCCCATACGTTCCATTACAAATGGTTCGTGCAGTAGACCAGTTTACCTTCCAACCTAAGATTGGATTTAAGACTCGCTACGGCATGGTCGCAAACCCATTCGCACAAGGTTTGACACAAGGTAACGGTATCATCAACCCACGTAGCAACGTTTACTATCGCATTTTTGGAGTGAAAAATTTAATGTAAGCTGTTGTTTACATTACATTAAATCACCAATAAGAGTGATAATTAAGAAGGGAACCGAAAGGTTCCCTTTTTTTGTGTATAAATACATATAGTTTTTAAGCAAATTAATATATGAAACCCACTTACCTTTACATAAAACAACACACCAAAACAGGTTTAAAGTACTTTGGTAAAACAACAAAAGATCCAATTCAATATTTGGGTTCAGGAAAACATTGGAAACGACATATTAAAAAACACGGTGAATTTGTTGAAACTTTATGGTATCAATTGTTTACAAGCAAAGAACAAATTATAAATTATGCTTTGAAATTTTCAAAAGAAAACAATATAGTGGAATCTAAAGAATGGGCAAACCTTAAAGACGAAAATGGTTTAGATGGAGGTTTTGATAAAGGTGGTTGGTCATTGGAACAAATTGAAAATTTTAGACAAAAACAAAAAGAAAGATGGTCTAAAGGTTTAGTTGATCCAGAAAAACTTAGATTATCTCGTATCGGTTTTAAACAACCAGAATCACAAAAGAAAACGGTTGCTGAAAAATTATCATCCGAATGGATTGTAACAGACCCAAAAGGACAATCCACAAGAATTAAAAATTTACAGAAATTTTGTAAAGAGAACGGATTAGACCAAGGAAACATGGTTAAAGTTTCCAAAGGTTATATTAAACAAAACAAAGGGTGGAAGTGTGTTAAAATAGACACCTAAATAACCTTATGACAGCACTACTCAGAACCCCTCAAAACAATAATCTACTTCAACCGACCAAGTTTCTAATGGCGTTTGATAGGATACCTAATGTTCAATATTTCTGCCAAGCAGTAAATATACCTGGAATGCAACTAGGCGCAGCCCCATTAAACTTTCCTGGTATAGACGTAAATGCACCTGGTACCAAAATGATGTATAATCAGTTGGCCATGACATTTACCGTAGATGAGGCGATGAAGTCATGGCAAGATATCCACTCTTGGTTCCGTTCCATTGCGTCTCCAACAGGCACCGATGAGAGGAATAGGTTGTCAGCACTACAAAGTAACAGGAAAGGTACCAAATCTTATTCTGATGCCACTTTGACGGTACTATCTGCCTTGAATAACCCATTGTTCCGTGTACGATATTATAACTGTTTCCCCATCTCTTTATCGGATATTCAGTTTGATACTAAGTTATCCGCGGATGACATTATTACTTCCGATGCCATCTTTATGTTCGATTATTTTGATTTTGAAACCGCTTGACAAATAAAAAAATGTGTAATATAATATACATTTTATAGACTGTTTTAAATATAATTATGGAAAATCTTGAACAAGTATTGAAAATGTGGGAATCAGATGCAGATATGGACCAGACTGAACCTGGTAAAGAACTGTTAAAGATTCCAAAATATCATAACAAATATCTCAGTATTCTCACCAAACATAAAATTGCCTCAAAGAAGGCACATTTTGATTATCTCCGTATGCGTAAGGTAAAGTGGGAATACTATACAGGTAAAATGTCACAGGAAGAACTGGATGAATATGGTTGGGAACCATTTCAGTTTACACTCAAATCCGACATTACTACATACTTAGAAGCAGATACAGATTTAATTAAACTGCTTGAGAAAAAGGTATATCATGAAGAAACCATATCGGTGATTGAATCTATCATGAACGAATTAAAACAAAGAACATGGCAGTTGCGTGACTTTATATCATGGGAAAAATTCATTGGCGGACAGTAATTTAATTATTACCAAAAAAGATGAGGTATATGTAAAGATAACTTGCGAGAAACATATCGCTAGAGAGTTGTCGGAGTTTTTCACATTCTTTGTTCCTGGTTACCAATTTGTTCCTGCCTATCGTAACAGAATTTGGGATGGCAAGATAAGACTTTTTAATCTTCAAACATATTCGTTATATCGTGGTCTTTTAAATTATGTGGAACAGTTTTGTGAAGAAAGAGACTACACCTTTCAGTATGATGACGGACTGGAAGTTGAAGATGAGTTTAGTTTGTATCATGCCAAAAAGTTTGCTGACGAATTAAACATACATTCCAATGGCAAACAAATTGAGGTAAGAGAACATCAATTAAATGCCTTTGTTCATGCCATGCAGAAACGGCGAGCGTTACTGGTTTCACCAACGGCATCTGGCAAATCTCTCATCATCTATCTACTCTTTCAACAGTTACAGAAATACCAAAATTTAAAAGGTCTTGTTATTGTACCAACGACCTCACTTGTAGAACAGTTATACTCCGACTTTGGTGATTATAACAACGGCGAAATGACCAATGTTCACCGTGTTTACCAAGGCAAAGAAAAAGAATCTGACAAAGACTTAATCATTTCCACATGGCAGTCATTATACAAGATGCCGACCGAATATTTCAAGCAGTTTGATTATGTTATTGGTGACGAAGCTCACTTATTCAAAGCACAATCACTTACCACCATTCTCACCTCTTGTGTTAATGCCAAATATCGTATTGGTCTTACTGGTACACTTGATGGCACCAAAACACACAAACTGGTCCTAGAAGGTCTTTTTGGTCCTGTTCGTAAAGTTATTACGACAAAAGAACTTATCGATAGTGATAAGTTGGCTAAATTTGAAATTAAATGTCTTGTATTAAAACATACCGATGAAGAATGTTTGGCGGCAAAAGACATGACTTACCAAGAAGAAGTTGACTATCTTATTTCACATGAGTCCAGAAATAAATTCATTAAAAATCTTACAGTTAGCTTAGGTAAAAATACTTTGGTTTTGTTTCAAATGGTTGACAAACACGGCAGAATCCTGTACGATATGATAAGACAAACAGAGAAGATTGGCAATAGAAAAGTATTCTTTGTTTATGGTGGTACAGAAACTTCTGACCGTGAAGAAATAAGAAAGATTATGGAGGTAGAAAACGATGCTATTATTGTGGCTAGTTTTGGGACTTTTTCTACTGGAATTAATATTAGGAACTTGCATAACATTATATTTGCGATGCCAACTAAATCAACCATTCGAACTCTGCAAAGCATTGGAAGGGGCCTACGACAGGCTGATGGCAAAGAAGTAGCCATTCTATATGATATATCGGATGACTTACGGCATAAAAAACATATGAATTACACACTAAAACATTTCGTGGAAAGAACTAAGATATATAATGAGGAGAAGTTCCCATTTAAAATATACAAGATAGGACTAAAAAATGCCTGAGTATAAAACACAAATAGTTAAATTACAAAATGGAACTGACTTGATTGCAAATGTATCTGTTAATGGTTTAGATTCTTATATTTTAGAAGAACCAATGGAATTTGGTTTGGATGGAAATGGTCGTCAAGTAGGTTTGGTAATGAAACATTTCTTGCCAGTACAGTTATTGAAAACAAACTCGATTGAAATCCATTCTAAAGATATTTTGTCCGTATTGGAACCAGAAGATGAATTCTCCGAATATTATATCAATACGGTATCTAAGATTAAAAAATTGTTAGAAGTTAAAGAATTAGTCTCCGAAATGGATGACGATGAATTACAGTCTATGATTAATGAATTTGAGGACTTACAACATTATGGAAATACATTACATTAATACTTTCAACCAAGGACATACTCGACTATACACACTTGTCAAGCACATGTCAATAACATTATGTGGTAATTATGGCGACTAAGAAAAAAGAATACGTTAATAATGGTGACTTTCTTAAAGCACTAATTGAATATAAAGAGAAGTGTAAAGAGGCAAAAAAGAATAAGACACCTCCTCCTGCAATTCCTAATTATATTGGCGAATGCTTCATGAAGATTGCTGAAGGACTATCACATAAACCAAACTTCATTAATTACACCTATCGTGATGAAATGATATCGGATGGTATTGAGAACTGCCTAATGTACTTCTCCAATTTCGATCCTACTAAGTCCAAGAATCCTTTTGCCTACTTTACTCAAATCATCTATTTTGCCTTTCTACGAAGAATCTCCAAAGAAAAGAAACAAACCTATGTCAAGTACAAAGCTACTGAACAAATGGGTATACTTGATGAGTTTGAGTTAATGGAATTTGAAGATGGTACCACTAAACAGTTTGAACTGTACGACAATATCTCCGAGTTTATTGGTAACTTTGAAGAAGCTAAGAAAGCAAAGAAAGCGGTAAAGAAGCCCAAAGGTATTGAAAAATTCGTAGAGGAGTGATATAATGTATAAAGTAACATATTATCTAACACCTACACAAGGTTCTGTATGTGATAAAATGTTTGACACATTCCATGATGCAATTCAATTTGCCAATAAAAGACCCATTGATTCAATAATTGAAATTAAATATTATGACAACGTTGACGCCAGAAAACCAGACAGGAACTAAAGTAGCAATCATTACAGACCAACATTTTGGTGCTCGTAATGATTCAATTAATTTCTTAGACTATTATGAATCTTTCTATTCTGGAACGTTTTTTCCTACTCTCGATGATAATGGTATAGATACTGTACTCATTCTCGGAGATACTTTTGACCGAAGGAAGTATGTTAACTTCTATTCATACAAAAGAGCTAGGGAAATGTTCTTTGATAAACTTGCAGCAAGAAATATCAAAGTATTCATGCTCGCAGGTAACCATGATACTTATTTCAAAAACACCAACGAAGTAAACTCGATCCGGTTATTATTACAAGAATATACCAACATTACCGTAATTGATTCACCTCAAACAATTTATGTAAAAGATACTCACATCTGCATGATGCCTTGGATTTGCCAAGAAAATCATCAAGAATCTATGTTTGTATTATCCGATACTGATGCTGATATTTGTATGGGACACTTTGAAATTGCCGGCTTTGCTATGCATCGTGGTATGCCATCACATGAGGGATTAAATCGTGATTTATTTAAGCGTTTTTCTGTGGTCTTTTCTGGCCATTATCACCACCGGTCTGTTCAGGATAACATTCGATATTTGGGCAATCCGTACGAGCTCACATGGCAAGACTATAATGACCCTCGTGGTTTTCATCTATTTGATTTATCTACTCAGCATTTGGAATTTGTACAAAATCCTAACGTAATGTTTCACCGTATCACTTATGATGATAAAGAAAATACCATTACAGAGATTTTGGAAAAAGATTTAAACAAGTATACCGGTACCTATGTTAAGGTTGTGGTAGTAAACAAAACTAATCCACATCTGTTTGACCGGTTCATGGACAAATTATACAAGGTTAATCCTATCGATATTACCATTGCCGAGGACTTTTCTGACTTGACAGAAGGCGTAGAAGATGATATGATTAATGAAGCTGAAGATACTATCACGATTATTAATAAATTTGTAGATGGCATTTCAGAAGAACACATTGACAATGATAAACTCAAAACAGTATTAAAAGAACTGTATGTTGAGGCATTAAACCTAGAACAGGCATGATTATATTTCAAAAAGTCCGTTGGAAGAATTTCTTATCAACAGGCAACAGTTTTACAGAAATTGATTTCTTACGGTCACCAAACACATTGATTGTTGGTAATAATGGTGCGGGTAAGTCTACTATACTGGACGCACTTTGTTTTGGTCTTTTTGGTAAACCATTTCGTAAGATTAATAAACCACAACTATTAAACTCTATCAATAACCAGGCAGCGTTGGTTGAAATTGAGTTTATGATTGGCAAGAAACAATATAAGGTCATTCGTGGTATCAAACCAAATACATTTGAGATTCTCCAAAATGATGTATTGTTGAATCAAGATGCTGCAGCAAAAGATTATCAAGATTACTTGGAAAGATTCATTCTCAAGTTAAATTATAAATCTTTTACACAAGTGGTAATTCTCGGTTCGGCATCATTTGTTCCGTTTATGCAATTATCTCCTGCTGACCGAAGAGCAATCATCGAAGATTTGTTGGACATTGGTATCTTCTCATCAATGAATGGTGTTGTCAAAGAAAGAATGTCAGAGATTAAAGAACAAACAACCACAAACAAACATCAAATGGAACTTACGGCTGAAAAGATTAAGTTCCAAAAACAAAACATTGAAGAACACAAAACTCGGTCTGATACCGAAATTAGTAAAAAGAAAAAAGAAATCAATGAGAGTATTGACCAAAACTTTACTCTACAAAAAGATATTGAATTGATCCAAAAACATATCGATGTATTACAAAGCAAAATACAAGATAAACTGGCAATAGAAAAGAAAAGCACCAAACTGATACAGTTGGAATCCAAACTAGAATCTCGTTTGAAAAAATTAGATAAGGAGTATAAGTTCTATGAAGAAAACCAAGACTGTCCAACCTGCAAACAAGGTATCGCTGACACCTTTAGACGTAGCCAACTTGCTGGAATCGATAAAACAAAAGGAGAAATTGGAGTTGGAATCCAGGATATTGAAACAAAAATCCAAGAGGCGAACAACCGTATCGAAGAAATCCAAAAAATAGTTAAACATATACAGGAGCACAACAATGAAATCGTCAAACACAACTCAACCATTGCAGCAATTAATACTTACATTAATAAACTCCAAAAGGAAATTGAAGAACTTGCCGCCACTAAAAACAATCTTGAGGATGAAAACGACAAGTTAAAAGAACTCCAACAAGAACTTTCGGATTTACTTGAAGCACAGAAAGAAATTTCTGAACAAAAGCAATATTATGAATTTGCAGGTTCTTTGTTAAAAGATACTGGTATCAAAACTAGAATCATCAAACAATACTTGCCTATTATGAATAAGTTGATTAACAAGTATTTGGTTGCAATGGACTTCTTTGTAAACTTCAACATCAATGAATCGTTTGAAGAAACCATTAAGTCTAGGCACCGTGATGAGTTCTCTTATGCCAACTTCTCAGAAGGTGAGAAGATGCGTATTGACCTGGCGTTGTTGTTTACATGGCGCCAAGTAGCCAAGTTGAAGAACAGTACCAACACCAATCTGTTAATTCTTGATGAAGTATTTGATTCATCTTTAGATGGTGTTGGCACAGAAGAATTTTTAAAGTTAATCAAGGAGATGGGTACAGATACAAATGTATTTGTTATCAGCCATAAAGGCGACCAACTGTTTGATAAGTTTAGGTCAATAATTAAATTCAAAAAGGTCAATAATTTCAGCCAGATAGAAAAATAAGTTTAGGTGTTAATTTTATGAAAGATTATTATAATGGGATTAGGCCCTCCGGTATGTACCAAATGTAGAGTTATAAAAATTCTAATTGATATACATCCATATTGGAAATGTCCTATTTGTAATGAAACTAAATGTGACAAAAATTTATGGGAATTATCAAAAGAAGAACAAACAGAATATCAAAAAAGGATAGCAAAATGAGTGATATAATTAGCTTTGACACAGTAGAACTGGCAAAAACACCCACGGCCTCGCCACTTGCAGTAATACCAACATTCAAGTTGGTTGGTGAAGATAATCCAATTCTTGGAGAAGTAATGCCAGAATTTGATTTTAGTAAACCACCAGTAAACCCAAATGAGTTTGCTTCGTCTTTGGTTGAGACCTGTAAAGCAAATAAAGGTTATGGTTTAGCTGCCAATCAATGTGGTTTTAGACACCGAGTATTTGTAATGGGTGCCGAAAACAACTATGTGGCACATTACAATCCAAAAGTGATTAAAGAATATGGTGAGGCACATATGGTAGAAGGATGCCTTTCTTTCCCATTACTAGGTTTGAGTATTACCAGACCTTCTATGATTGATGTGGAATACCAAGACTTTAATGGAGAAACCAAAACGGCAACTTATTCTGGCATATCTGCTCGTTGTTTCTTACATGAGCTTGACCACATGAATGGAATCGTGTATACTAGTCGTGCTAAACCAATGGCATTACAGTCTGGTTTAAAGAAGCGTAACAAACTAATGAAAAGTTTAAGAATAAAATAATGGCAACACCTATTGAATATGTAGAAAAACAATGGAAAGAGTGGTCTGAAAAGAACACTTCTTTTGAACACATCGATGAAGAAAGCATGAAAGAAATCCTCATCAAGGATTTAACATATGCTTCTCAAATGGATGTTCGTGAATATACTTTATACCAAAAATGGTGTGAAGTAAAAGAACGATATCCATTACATGAAGAAACTATTATTACACAAATGACAGGAGCTAAACTAGAAATGGTTTATCCTGAACAGAAAAAATTAGTACAAGAAGTCAAAAACAACTTCTGGATGCCACAAGAGCCAGATGATTATGAGAAGTTGAAACCTATCATGGTACTTTCAAATGGTCCTGATGCCGAAACTTGGAATGCTGTTCGTACCTTTTCTTCTACAATGAAGAACAATTCTAATATTGGTCGTAACCTATTTTATATTTTAACTGATGAAGTAACAGGCAAATACCTTGGTGTTATCTGTATCTCCTCAGACTTCCTGGACTTGACTCCGAGAGATAATGCAATTGGATGGTCGAGAGACGTAAAAACACAACAACACATGATTAATCATACTGCAATCGGTTCTACGATTGTTCCGTTACAACCTCTAGGTTTTAATTACATGGGTGGTAAATTATTGGCTCTCATGTGTTTATCCGACACAGTTCAGAAAGATTGGAAACGACAATATGGCGACACACTTGTTGGTGTTACAACCACATCATTATACGGAAAAACAAAAGCAGGAGGTCTATCGCAGTATGATGGCCTCGACCACTGGAACGCTATGGGATTTTCGTCAGGTTCGGTTGCCTTTGAACCTTCAAGGTCAACAAAGAAATTGGTTTTCGATTGGATAAAAGAAAATCATACTCGTAAATATTTTGAATGGTGGGAAGCCAAGAACACACAAGGACTACCACTCAAACGTGACCACAAAAATCGGTCATTGAATTTTGCCTACTCTAAGCTTGGCATTCCAAAAGAACTGATTCGTACCGAACACCAACGTGGTATTTACTTTAGTCCACTTTATAATAACACCAATGAATTTCTCCGCAAGGAGATTGATGATTCTAAACTGGTAAAAATGTTTGATACCAGTGAAGAAGCCCTTGCCAATATTTGGAAAACCAAGTATGCTAAGGGTCGTATTAGGCAATTACAGAAAAAAAATAATGTTTCTTATGAAACACTTTTCTATGATGACCTAATATATTTGTCTTGGGAAGAAACCAAGGCCAAATATCTTCCCCAAGTGGGTAGATAAAATCGAACACATAACAGTAGTTTTGTGTTTTTTTATTAATTGGAAACTGTGTTTCCTTTTTTGTGGAGTTTATAATGAAGTTAAATTTTGATGTAAATAAATCTTTGGAACTTTCGCCGCCAAAATATCTTAAAGGTATTAAATTTAAAAAGCGTATAGTATTAAACCGAAATAAAGTAACATATCCAAAACAAAATAATCCTAGATTGTTGAATATTGTTGCCGAAAGAATTCCTGAAATTCGAGATTCTTTTTTAGTTAATGGTTTTATTCATTCGTGTCCACCACCAACAATTAAAGTTGATCCTAATAATTCTGACCGTTTTATTGGTTTATCTGGTTATCATCGTAATGCTGCAGCCGAGCAAGCAGATTGTGACACTATGATATATGATGTCTTGGAGTTTGATTCTCCTTTAGATGAAAGAAAACACCGAATTATTAGTAATCATCATATTGTTCCTGTTATACCCAACACATTAGATGATTTGGTTAAACAAGTTTTAGAAGCTGTAAATAACAATGAAATTCCTAATGATGAAAATGAGATTAAAGATTTCATTAAAATTATTGCAGCAGATAAAACTGATGAAAACAAAAATGTAATCTATAAAAGATTTCGAAAATTTAAATCTTCTTCTTCTACCCTATTATGTTATCATGCAGGAAAAGGAGAAAATTCCACAAAAGAATTAGCTATTAATCTAGATTTACCGTATTCAGGAGATAAAAATTTTACAAAATCGGGAAAACTAGGATATATTACTAGTCAACCTACGCCTAGAATTGCTTTGTTTGATGCAAAAACACTTTTTAGAAAAAAAGGTTCTAAACAAAAAATTCAATTTTATGCATACATTTCTTCTCCGTTAGAAGGTGCCGGGTTAAGAAAACAAAGAAAAATATTTAAATCTAAATTTGAAAATTTTATACTATCAGATTGCCAATCAACTAAAAATGAAATCGAAAAATTAGGTTTGAAGGTTAGTTTAGATGATATCATTAAAAATCATCCTATCCAATTTGTTGGATTTCTTCCACAAGATATTTCTCCGGATCCATTTAAAAATGGTAGAGCAAAAGAGGAAACTATTGTTGATTGTAATGGTAATCCTGTGAATTTAACAGAACAAAAAACAAACCGACTACTTGACGTGCGTATCAGGAATAAAGTGGAAGAAATTTTAGGTACAAATGAAGATATGCCACAAGAACTTCTTGACATTATGAATATATAATGTTATGATGTTAATACTTGCAATACGCAAGGATTTTTTAACTTTACTATGGAGTATTATATTATGAGCAATTTATCTGCTAAACAAAAGATGTTGAACGCTTTACAACAACCTTCTGGTTACAACACTTTTACAGTCAAACAAGCACAACGCCGTTTCGGCATTACCAATGTTACAGCCCGTATTGATGAGTTACGTCAAGAAGGTCATGTAATCTACACCAACAAGAAGATTGTTGATGGTAAGAAAGTTGCTTTCTATCGCATGGGCAAACCAACTAAAGGTCTTGTTAAGGCCGCACTCAAAGCTGGTTACACATTAGCCTAATCTTTGTATGGGGACTTTGGTCCCCTTTTTTAAATTATCGGAGCACAAATGGAAATTTCAATTAAAAAAGAAGATTTACAAACAAAAAGTCTGTTTGTAGCAACACCAATGTATGGCGGCCAAAATCACGGTCTCTATATGAAAGCCTGCCTTGACTTACAAGGTATGTGTATGCAATATGGCATTCAAATCAAATTCTCATTCCTGTTTAATGAGTCCCTAATTACACGAGCAAGAAATTATCTTGTTGACGAATTTATCCATCGTTCCGATTGCTCTCATATGTTGTTTATCGATTCTGATATTCACTTCAACCCACAAGACGTTATTGCTTTATTGGCTATGGACAAAGATGTATCTGGCGGTCCTTATCCTAAGAAAGCAATTAAATGGAAATCTGTTAAGACTGCCGTTAAAAAGAATCCTGATATTGAAGAAGGTGACTTAGCAAAAGTAACAGGTGATTATGTTTTCAATCCAGTTAAAGGTACAGCACAGTTTAATGTTTCAGAACCACTTGAAGTATTAGAAATTGGTACTGGATTCATGATGATTAAGCGTGATGTGTTTGCTAAGATGGAAGAAGCATATCCAATGATTCGTTATAAACCTGACCATGTAGGTCAAGCACACTTTGACGGTTCTCGTTACATTCATGCTTTCTTTGATACTGTAATTGATACAGAAGATTCTATCACAGGTGGTGGTTCAGACCGTTACTTATCAGAAGATTATATGTTCTGTCAAATGTGGCGTAAGATTGGTGGTACAATTCATCTCTGTCCTTGGATGAGAACATCTCATATTGGTACCTATCATTTCCAAGGAGATATGCCAGCAGTTGCTAACTATGTTGGAGAAATGTAATGCGTACACCTGATGGTAAAAGTACTGTAAGTGAACCGCCAAAGGAATGGTTAGATGAGTATTACGCTACCAATTTCCAATCAATGGCTAACACAGTTTGGACACTATCACAAATTCCTCAAGAGGAAAAAATTAAAAATCTAACCAAGTCATCACGATTGGTTAGGGAAGCACCGTACCATCCTGGTTATGAAGATGCTTCTGTAAGTGATATTGTTAAAGCATCACAATCGGCCACTACAGGTGGTCGTAAGTTTGATGGCGGTAAATTGCAGTATGGTTTAGTACCACCAAACGCACTTAAAGCAACAGTAGAGATTTTAACTTTTGGTGCAGAGAAGTATGAACCTGATAATTGGAAATATGTACCAGATGCTAAGCGTAGATACTTTGATGCCTTAAATCGGCACCTTTGGGCTTGGAAATCTGGTGAACAAAATGACCAAGAAACTGGTAAGAATCACTTGGCACACGCCTTGTGCTGCTTGATGTTTTTGTATGAACATGATACAATTGATTTTTTAGATAATGGAGAAGTAAATGAAACTTTCGAATGAAACCTTAACCGTATTGAAAAACTTTGCTGGCATTAATCAAGGTTTGAAATTCAAAAAAGGTACCACACTAACCACAATTTCTGGTAGTAAAAATGTTATGGCACAAGCTGAAGTCAAAGATAGTTTTGATGATGAGTTTTGTGTTGAAGATTTGAATGAATTCCTATCAGTACATTCTTTGTTCAAAGACAAAGCAGAATTGGTATTTGATGATAAGAATATTAACTTTCAAAATGGCCGTCAAAAGATTAAATATCGTAAGACTGCTGAGAGTATGATTACTCTACCACCAGAAAAAACTTTGAATCTTCCTACTAAAGATGTTGAGTTTACTTTGACTGCTGAAGATTATGAGTGGATTTTAAAGACTTGTTCTGTGTTAAAGTCTCCTAACATTTCAATTGAATCTGATGGTACAACAGTACAGATTGTTACTTTTGACCAAGCAAACGATTCAGCACACACCAACTCATTACAGATTGGTGAAGGTGATGGCCAAAAGTATAAGATTGTTTACAACACCGATAACTTTAAGATGATTCCTGGTACATATGCTGGCGTAATCTCTTTCAAAGGTCTAACTCATTTCACCAATACTAAAGATAGTATTCAGTATTGGATTGCTAATGAGAAAAAAGGTACAGTAGTTCCTGCTTAATGGAACCTTTAGTAATTGATGATTTCTTACCGGTAGAGTTTCAGGACTCTATCGTAAGATTACTTACTGGCCATGAATTTCCTTGGAATTTTTATCCTTATTCTGTAAGTGAAAAAGAATATCCTTTAGATGAACATTATCACATCGATGAACCATTTAAAGAACATATTCAATTTCGTCATGTATTTGCCTTAGAAGGTGAAATCAAAAGTCCTTTCTTCCAATATATTTCACCACTAGTAGGTGAGTATCAACAAAGATTAGGAGAACAAAATACATACTTACAAAGGGTCAAAGCCAATCTATTGATGCCTCAATCAGGAACAACAACACAACAACCACACACAGATGGTATGCGTTTGATTGATGGACAATATAATAGTATTGGTAGAAAAACATTATTGTACTATGTAAATGATTCAGATGGTGATACAATAATGTATGATAAGTATTTTCTAGGTCAACCTTTAGGCTTGGTAAAAGAATATAAACGTATTACTCCAAAGAAAGGTCGAGCAGTAATATTTGATTCAAATATGATTCATGGCGGTAGTTGTCCTACTACTTCTGATTATAGAATGGTAATAAATTGTGTTTTTAATTAATTATATTATGGGAGTATTGAATGAGCGAACATTTATTATGGGTGGAGAAGTATAGGCCACAAAGAGTGGAAGACTGCATCTTGCCTGATGCAATCAAAGCCACGTTTCAGGAGTATGTCAATAGAAAAGAAATACCGAACTTACTATTATCTGGTAGTGCCGGCGTTGGTAAAACTACAATCGCAAAAGCTCTCTGTGAAGAAGTTGGTTGTGACTATATGGTTATCAATGGCTCTGATGAGTCTGGTATTGATGTTCTTCGTACTAAAATTAAAAGCTACGCCTCATCAGTTTCTCTCATGGGTGGAAGAAAGGTTATTATAATCGATGAAGCAGACTATCTCAATCCTAATTCAACTCAACCAGCGTTGCGTGGTGCAATTGAGGAGTTTTCTTCAAACTGCTCGTTCATATTCACCTGTAATTATAAAAATCGTCTCATTGATCCAATCCACTCTCGTTGTTCTGTGGTCGATTTCAAAATCAACGGTGCTAAACAAGCAATGGCTGCACAATTCTTTAAGAGAGTTGAGTGGATTCTTGAACAAGAAGGTGTCAAGTATTCGAAAGATGTTGTCGCAGCAGTCATTACAAAGCATTTCCCGGACAATCGTAGGGTTCTTAACGAACTTCAGCGCTATGCCGTTTCTGGAACTATCGATGCTGGTATTCTTACCTCTGTTGCTGATATACAACTTAGCGAATTGGTCACATCGTTAAAAGATAAAGACTTTGCTTCCGTTCGAAAATGGGTAACGAAAAATCTTGACAATGATCCTGTTAAAATCTATCGTAAATTATACGAAACTCTTTATGAATCGTTGAAACCTCAATCAGTACCTCAACTGGTTCTTCATCTTGCCAAGTATCAATATCAAGCTGCATTTGTTCCTGACCATGAGTTGAACATGGTGGCTTGCCTCACCGAAATTATGGTAGATTGTGAGTTCAAGTGATGACTAAAGAAGAACTCATGAATGAACTTGGTCTTGCCGGTGAAAAAATTGTAATTAATATGTTATCGGAAGAAGGTTGTAAAATCAAAACTTCCGTTGACAAATATGATTCCGAAAAAGATTTATTGGTAGATGGTCAATATAAAGTTGAAGTGAAAACACAGGTTCCATTTGTAATGCAAAATGCTTTTACATTTAAACCTAATCAACTTCGTAAATGCCGGTCTGTCGATGTTCTTTATTTTGTTTCCGTTCCTCCTCCTAGACACCAAGACAAATGGGCCGGATGGATTTTCAGAGCAGAACCAAAAAACTTTGTAACCAGAAATTACAAAACTAAAGATGGTCGTGATATGGTATTAATTGACCGTGAACAATCTGCTTTGATTCCAGTCAAGAAAATGACGGATGAAGAAGTAAAGGAACTTCAAAAATACACAGTTTCGGGGTATTAATATGCCGGATCTGTTTAAAGAGATTGTACCTTCCATTCTTCAAACCAAGAAGAATCCCTTTAGAGACGAACTAGACTATAAAGACTATGTGCCTTTTGTGGTCAATCGTGCCTTGTCGTACCACCAAGACTGTGTTCTATATGCCAACGAGATGAATATCAATCCGTCTTTGGATAAGGATATGCAGTATTTGTTTTATCTAAATACAATAAGGTCAATGAAACGGAAATTTCAACCGTGGCAGAAATCATTGGCTGACAAAGATATAGAAGCCGTTAAGAGGTATTTTGGTTATTCTAATGAAAAAGCCAAAGAAGCTTTGCGTATTCTAAATGATGAACAAATCGCTGAAATAAGAACAAAAACAGAAAAAGGCGGAGTGACAAAGTAATGATTTCAATTATAGATTTAGTTGAAGTTACATTAGGTGAAAAAGATGATTTCTTGAAAGTTCGTGAAACTCTTACACGCATCGGTGTAGCTTCCAAAAAAGACAGAATATTATACCAATCTTGCCATATTTTACATAAGCAAGGCAAGTATTATATTGTGCATTTCAAAGAACTATTTGCTCTTGATGGTAAACCTTCCGATATTTCTGAAAACGATTTATCTCGCAGAAATGCTATCGCTAAGTTATTGCAAGACTGGGGTTTGGTTAAAGTAGTAAATCAAAAACAAATTGAAACCCCTGCACCAATATTTCTCTCTCAAATCAAAATTCTTTCACACAAAGAAAAAGATGATTGGGAATTAACACCAAAGTACAACATTGGAAAAAAGCCGTTGAGTTATTAATTTATTGAAAGATTCGTTATGACTAGAGAAACAAGTAAAGCAATTGAACGTAGAAGTACCGATAAACGTTTTGCTGAAAGATATATTATAGGTGATGTGATTGACATTGGAGCAGGTGATGACGGCGTTGGTGCACACAGAAATCTATTTCCAAATATCACAAGCGTAAGAGATTGGGACTTGCCTGACGGTGACGCTATGCTTATGGCTAGTGTACCAGATAATACCTACGATTGTGTGCATAGTAGCCATTGTTTGGAACATATGGTAGACGCAAATACCGCAATGTTTAATTGGATACGGGTTGCCAAACCAGGTGGTTATATTGTAGTATTGGTTCCTGAAGAAGATTTATATGAACAAGGTGTCTGGCCAAGTACTTACAACGGAGACCATAAACATACATTTACCATTACCAAATCCAGTAGTTGGAGTCCGGTAAGTATCAATGTGATAAATTTTCTTTACCAGTTTACCGAAAGAGTAGACATTCTTAAAATTGAATTGATAGACCATAACTTTGATTATAGTCTACCGAGAACAGACCAAACTTTAGGTCCTAGTGAATCGGCAATTGAATTCATTTTAAGAAAAAAGTAGGATAAATATTAATACTGGTTCAGAGGTACCAGCAAAAGAAACCTCCACTACGGACATGCCTTCGGGGTGTCCATTTTTGATAAACTCGCTTAATATAAGGAGAACTATATGTTCACAACTCTGCAATCCCTCAATAAAACTTTTGATCCATTCTCTATCGGCTTTGACCGTGTTTTGGATGACATCCGTGAAATTACTGAAACGGCTGCCAAGAATGTTTCAAAGTATCCCCCATACAATATCAAAAAAGTAAATGACAAGAAGTGGGTCATTGAAATGGCAGTTGCTGGTTTTGCCAAGTCTGATATTGAATTGTCTTTGGATGGTAACAAACTTACCGTTAGTGGTGCTGCACAAGAAGATGATGCTGAACCATTTGAAGGTTATGCTTTCAAAGGTATCGCTAATCGTGATTTTTCACATACATTTAAAATTGCCGATAAAGTTGAAATTGGTAATGCCGAAATGGTAAATGGCATGTTAAAAATCTGGTTGGAATCTTTGTCACAAACCCAAGACAACATCAAGAAAATTGCCATCAAGTAATTGGTATTAATAAGGAGGTTGGTTGACAACCTCCTTTCTTTGTGATATAATTATACTATGAAAAATCCTGATATGAATCCACAGGTAAAACCTGTACTCAAAAAAGTTCGTGCTAAGAATGGCACGGATATCTTCTACACCTATTCTAATTGGAATACACATGAAATTGACGGTGTAACTTTTCTTCCTGTAGTAAAAGAAGTACCCAACAATTATAAAAATCAAGTGATACATTACATGAGAAAAGATAATATGGAGTATGTGAAATGAGTAAATTGACTGAACATCAATTACTGACAAATCGTAAACGAATTTTTAATCCAAAAAATAAGAATGATGTTGAATTATTAAAACAATTTTTAGTTAAAAATAGTTGGGGTTCTCCCTGCCCTTTTATTTTGGAAGAACCATATCTAACTATACCTGATATGATTAAAGATAAGTATATTAAACTAGCATTGGGGATTCGATGATTGATTGGTTAATGTATTCTGGTTGTAATATCACCTTGAAAATAAATCCATTTCATTGGAGATTGTCTTGCAAGTATAATCACAGTAACGATGTATGGGAACAAGATGCTTTAGTAATTGAATTGTTGCCTATTACTATTCGTATGTGGTTTGATAATGGTGAATGGTAATGATACCTAGAAAACTAGTACCTCTCGATAGAATAAAACTCGTTGACCACTTTATGAATGATATTGTGGACAATGATAGACGTTTGCGTTTTGGTTATGAAGCACCTGATACCGCTGTAAAAGAATATATTAAAAGTTCTATTGACTTTGATTATGGGTATGATAACATTTGGTTTGTGGTTGATGAAGGTGACAGAATTGTAGCAACTTGTCATGTGTCAATCAACCGTGAAACGAATACTGCTGAAATGGGTTGTACCGTTTCTCCAGATTATCGTAATCAAAAAGTTGGTCAAGAATTATTTAATCGTGGTGTAACTTGGGCTAGAATGGCTGGTGCTGAACATGTGTTTATGCACTGCTTGTCTGAAAATAAAATCATTCAACATATTGCCAAAAAAGGTGGTATGACAGTAGTTACAATTGATCCAACAGAAAAAGAATCCACAATTCATGTGAAACAAAATCGATTTGAAGCAGGATTCAAAGACTATATTATGGATACAATTGCTGTTTATGATATGGCAGTAAGGCAACAATATTTCTTCACTAAGAAATTTCTAAAAGGATTTGTATAATGCAGTATTGGGGAAAACACTTAATTATCGATGCCAAAGGATGTGATATTTCCAGAGCCACCGATCCAGAATATATCAAGCATTTTACCAAAGAACTGGTAAGACAGATTGAAATGGTAGCTTATGGTGAACCCCAGGTGGTCCATTTTGCGGATGGAACTGATTTGGCAGGTTGGACAGTCATACAGTTAATTGAAACTTCCAACGTCACAGGACACTTCCTAGACCATAATGGAGACCTTTACCTTGATGTGTTTAGTTGTAAAACCTTTGAGGAACAACGAGTTATAGATTGTTTAGAACATTTCTTTTCACCTGATGAAATTAAATCTCAGGTATTGATAAGGGATGCTCGGTCATAAATAAGCGTAAGTGAGCAGGTACAGAGCGATACAATTATTGGGTCAATTTACTAAGGAGAGACCTAATGAAGTTAAGTATAGTTGGTTGTCCCGATAAAAAACGCTTTAGACCCTTTGTTAAACGGGCTGCTCTTTTCTACGCAGAACAATTGCTAACTCCAAGAACACTAGAGAATTTTACTTTAAGAATAAAGTTTAATTCAAAGTTGGATGCTTATGGATATGCCTCAGCAACAGAATTTTCACCAAGTAATAAACCAAGACAGTTTGAAATAGAATTACATCCTGGCATTGGTGCTTCTGATATATTGAAAACATTGGCACATGAAATGGTTCATGTAAAACAATATATCAAAGGTGATGTTAATATGAAACTTACTCGTTGGAAAGGCATGAGAGTTGATGATGTGGATTACTGGACTCAGCCTTGGGAAATAGAAGCACACGGATATGAATCCGGTCTATTTACTAAATTTGCTGTTAAAGAAAAACTTTGGGAAGTATTTAAAGGTGTACAGAATCCGGATTCACCTATTGATTCTGAGCCACTTGGCTGGATTCAAACATAGCATTTACTAGCATTTCAAACTGTTCATCACCATATTGATAATCTTCTAGTATCTCTAGCATTTTATCACATACCTCTAAAACTCGATTATGATTTTTGATATTTTCTTCTCGTTGTTTGATTTGGGTGGCAATAAAAGCTTTTAGTATATTCTCACCCTCTTTTTTCTTTTTGGTTTTGGCCAAGAATTTTTCTAGTTTGTTTATGGAATTAATGCAAATTGAAATCTGTTCCCTCAAATAGTTTTTCTCTCTTTCAATATCCATTTTCATAGATACGACCAAGTTACCCAATTCAGGATCAATTTGTTCCATGAAGATGTTAATTATTCTTGCAAGATTATTCATGGCTTCATCACGAAGATTTGGATTCATTTCATATTTTCCTGTTGTATCAAAATGTTTTCTACGGACAGGATCACTTAATATGGAATATGCTAGATTGATTTGTTTGAATTTTTCTTCATCACCATCAACTCTATCTGGATGGTATCGTTGAGCCAGTATACGAAACTTCTTTTTGATTTCATCATCTGTGGCTTGTGGAGGAACTTCTAGTATGGTATATGGATTCATGCTAATATATAGGATGAAAAAAATACCAAAAAAGTTATTGACATACAGAAAAAGTGCCTATATAATAGAACAATGAAAAACATATTTACGAACTCCTCAACACATTATACACCAGGGAATAGTCCATGGTGTGAAGGGGTTCGTCTGTAAATTTTTTAGTAGTACCAGATTTATACGAACCCAAGTCTAACAACTTGGGTTTTTTGTTTTCCGTTTCTCGTTGGTGTAATGGTAGCACAAGGCACTCCAAACGCCTTGGCGGGAGTTCGATTCTCTCACGGGATGCCAGTTTTATTCGGAGATTAGGCTAGTGGCAAGTCGCTCGGTTTGGGACCGAGAAATCGAATGTTCGATTCATTCATCTCCGACCATGTTGTTTCCATACAACAGTCGCTTGACTTATTGTGTGGTTCGTGTATAATGGTTTACTTAAATGTGAGTAACAAAATATTATAGTTAAATGTTATCAAGGTATCGTGTATAGACGTATACACTATTCGGGCCTAACTGGCGAGGGACAGGTCCTGAGATAACTGCTTAGTCGCTATGGGATGGGCGCACCAGACCCCTAAATGGAGCAGATAACATTTAATTATGATATTAGTTTCAATTCCGGTCAAGCAAACACGGTGTAGGCGGAGGACTGTTAATCCTTGAAGCGTGGTTCGATTCCACGGACCGGAGCCAAAAAATGAAGCAGAAGCATCAATGGTGATGCACTGGACTGTAAATTCAGCGCCTCTGGCACGCTTGGTTCGATCCCAAGATGCTCCACCAGATTTGAAATACGCTTTCTACTAAATATGTAGAAGGAGATTATTATGAAACAAAGACAAAATAGTTTTACTGATAATGAATTGATTGAAGCATATAATCAAGAAAAACATTTGGGTAAACTAGCAGTAAAATTTAAAGTTCCACATATACAAATGTGGAGAAAATGTAAACAATTAGGATTACAATTTGGTAATGGTGGTGGTAATAATGGAAAGTTTTTACTGGATGATGTATTAAAAGGTTTACATCCATATTATCAAACTAATAAATTAAGAAAACGATTAATTCGTGAAGGTGTTTTTGAGAATAAATGTTTTTGTTGTGGAATTACTGAATACAACAATAAACCAATTGTAATGCAGTTAGACCACGAAAATGGAGATAGTTCAGACCATCGTAAAGAAAATTTAAGGTTGTTGTGTCCTAATTGCCATTCTCAAACCGAAACATGGTGCGGTAAAAATAAACCATAAAAAAACAGGAGGCCTTGTGTCTGTCAAGCTCACGACCTGTTAAAATAAATGTGAGTGGGAGTTTGTTAGTTTATCCTTCAGTAGAAGCCAAACTGACACCTTGCCTTTTTAGTTAAATGGTATAACGCTTGACTTGTAATCATGAATTGTTGGTTCGATTCCATCAAGAGGCACCAATTTTAAGGAGAGTAAAGAATTATTATAGTGAAGTGTTTTGCTCGTTATTGTTGAGCGGCATAAACCCCCTGTCGGGTTTCGCTGGATACGGCACCGCAAAGTATACAAGAAAACACGCCAGACATTTTAGCATGTGGGCTGGTAGGAAGGGAAGCTACAAAACACTTCACTATAATAATTTGGGGCCTTTAGCTCAGTTGGTTAGAGCAGTCGGCTCATAACCGTCAGGTCGTTGGATCATACCCAACAAGGCCCACCAAGTTTACCAAACAAAGCATTGACTTTGTTTATAAGTAATGATATAGTATTACATATGCGGTGTGTGATAGCACGATTTAAGATTCCCTCTTAAATTATCTGAGCAAAGCAGACCACCGCTCCATGCGGGATTAGTTTAGTGGTAAAACTGGAGATTTCCAATCTCCTGTCGTCAGTTCGATTCTGACATCCCGCTCCATTATTGAGGATGTGAGAGAAAGAAAAGGAATCCTAACTGTTAAGGAGAAACACTATCCTAGCAATATCGTATCCACTATCCGGAGATTTTCTACCATCCCAAAAGTAGAATGAAAGCGTGAGGTCTAGGAGATGGGTTTTTAAAGCCATCTTAAACACACAACAGTATCCTCAATAATGGATTTTTTCGATAATACTTATCAAAACATATCATAATTCAAATAAGTCTTTTTTTAAGTTTTATCGTATAGATAATATTATGATTAACTTTTGGAGATATCATGTCAATTACAATTAATAATTTAGAAAGTGCCTTAGCAGGTGAAAGCCAAGCACACATCAAGTACCGTTACTTTGCAAAGATTGCTCGTGAGAATGGTCATGAAGATGTAGCAAAACATTTCGAGCATACAGCAGACCAAGAGTTGCTTCATGCTTGGGGACATTTGGAATTACTTATCGGTAAACCAAGTACCAAAGAATGTTTAGAAAAGGCCATTGAAGGTGAAACATATGAATTTACCACAATGTATCCAAAGTTCTTAGAAAATGCAACTAATGAAAAGAACGCACAAGCAACTGTTGAGTTTGTAGAACAAATTGCAGAATCAAAAGAACATGCTGACCAGTTTAAGCAGAAATTAGAAGTTTTGAATAAAGCCGAAAAACGTTTTGCTGCTTTGAAGAAAGTAGAAGAACGTCATGCTAATGCCTATAAACAAGTTTTGGAGAACCTATAATGCGTAGATACTATCGTTGTGTGGTTTGTGGCCACATCCTTGAAGAAGCAGATTACTTAGCACTACCTGATGAAGTTACTTGTCCTGAATGTGGTGTATCCAAAGAGGATTATGAATTAGTAGTTGAATAAGTAATGGAGTAACCGGTTTTCGGTGATTAAAGGAGATATTATGACTAAAGAAATTAAACCCATCAAAGCTACACCAAAAAGAGTACCTATGATTGAAGGTCGTAAAAACATTCCAAATGTTAAGAACCGAGGACCGGTCTCAGCAAAGTCATCAGCGCCAATGCGTAGAAGTGGGAGAGGAAGATGAATCTAAAAGGTGCAGACGAAACTCAAAAAGATCCAGTTCAAGAGCAAGATGAAAAAAATCTAGACGATGAGTTCCACCGTATTGAACAGGAACAAGAACAGAGAAAAAAATTTAAAGAACCTAGTGCAGCGATTTGGCCATGATTTCCATCCAAGTAATAAGTATTGAACCTATTACAATAAATGTAAATGCAATAATTGGTAATTTGTTCATAACGACCTCAAGTTATTTCTAATATATAGTTATTTTTGGCTCACAGTTGTTGGTTTTTTCTGATCCCTTATATCCGATTCTAATACCATTAGTGTAAGCACTAACGCCAGTACTCCTATGAATACTGTTGGTTGTAATCCTTTTTTCATTTGTATAACTTAAAGAAGTAAGTAATGAGTGCCGAAACAGTCATACACCACCAGAATAATTCTTGGACTTTGTGGCGGTCAGCATCCATTAATTTTTCTTCTTCTTCCTTTTCTTTTCTTAGTTTAAGTTTCAAAGACTCAATTTCATTCCATGCTTGGTGACCATATTTCGATATGGCTTGAGCTTTGATTTTTTGTACTTCCTTTTCGTGAGCTTTTTGCTTTTCATAAGCTTCAAAAGCTCTAAATTCTTCTAAAGATTGTTCGTATGCTTTTCTAGCTGCAGCTTGCATACGTTGTTTGTGTTGGTCTTTGACGGCATTTTCCATTGTGGCTTGTTGGTCCCCAACAATACCACCTAGGTCTTTGCTCATTTGATTGGCGCCTTTGAGCACATTCACGCCACTAGATAATGGATCTAACATTAAAATATACCGTTATTTGGTTGACAAAAAAGACAAAAAATAGTATACTTTAATTCAAATCATTGTATATATTTATAAAGGAAAAACGTGGTATGAACATTCAAATCTTAAAATTGGTCACTGGAGAAGAAGTTTTAGCGGAAATTGAATCTCAGGATGAATCTTGTTATGTGCTGGTCAATCCAGTCGGTATTGCAGTAGTTCGTGGTAAAGATGGTCAACCTAGTGTAGGTCTAGCACCATTTCCACTTCATAGTGAACAAAAGACTGGAGCCACTATTGACATACCTAAGCGTAGTGTAGTATACTCTTATGTTCCAGCGGAAGATTTCATTAACAATTATAATCAAATCTTTGGTTCTGGTATTGTAGTTCCTCCAACGAAACAAATCATTACAGGTTAAATTGAGTAACTTTTATACTAATGTACAAAGCTTCGGTAATAATATTCTTTATCGAGGTATTCAAAATGGTAAAGCGGTGAGGGAGAGAATTGAATATTCTCCTTCACTCTTTATTCCTTCCAAAAAGATAACTAACTTCACCTCACTCGATGGTGATTATCTCGACCAAAAACTCTTTGGTGATATTCGTGCAGCAAGAGAATACATCAAGCAGTTCGATGGCATTCCTGGCGCACCAAAGATTTATGGACAAACTCGGTTCGAGTATGCTTATATTGCAGACCAACATCATGGTATGGTCGATTATGATTTTGACAAAGTTCAAATTGCCGTAATCGATATCGAGGTGGGTTCTGAAAATGGTTTCCCTGATCCATATCAAGCAAACGAACCCATCACAGCCATTTGTATCAAGTTTCTAAATCAAGCACCTTTCGTGTTTGCCTGTGGTGAATATGAAGTTCAAGGTAATGAAGTATACATTCGTTGTAAAGACGAATACAATCTTTGCAAACAATTCATGGAGTTTTGGAAAGACAAATATCCTGATATTGTAACCGGTTGGAATACAAAGTTCTTTGATATACCATATCTCATCAATCGATTCAGAAAAATTCTTGGTGAACCTGAAACTAAGAAGTTATCTCCTTGGTCTTATATCTCCGAGCGAAACACCATAATTAATGGTCGACAGATGACTGCTTATGGTCTACTTGGTGTTGAATCACTTGACTATATTGAATTATACAAATGGTACGCACCTGGCGGTAAGTCACAAGAATCTTATCGTCTTGATGCAATTGCACAAGTAGAACTTGGTGAAGGTAAAATCTCATATGATGAATATGATAACCTACACTCATTGTATCGTTTAAATTTTCAAAAGTTTATTGAGTATAACATTAAAGACGTTGAACTTATTATTAAACTGGAAGATAAACTAAAACTGCTTGAGTTGGCCGTAACTCTTGCCTATGATACTAAGACAAACTTTGAGGATGTCTTTGCACAAACTCGTATGTGGGATTCATTGACCTATTCTTATCTGTTTGAGAAAGGCATCATTGTACCACCAAGAGTAATCAAAGAAAAAGATTCTGCCTTTGAGGGTGCTTATGTTAAAGAGGTACAAGTTGGTAAACACGATTGGGTGGCATCATTTGACTTGAACTCATTGTATCCGCATTTGATGATGCAATACAATATCAGTCCTGAAACACTCATCAATCCAGAAAACTATACAGATGACATGCGTGATATTCTCTCGCAAGGTATTTCTGTTGATAAGATGTTGGCCAAAAAAGTTGATTTGTCTAAATTGAATGGTGCAACAATTACTCCTAACGGACAATTCTTTCGTACAGACTTCCAAGGTTTCTTACCAAAGATGATGGAAGAAATGTATACTGACCGTAAGAAGTTTAAGAAGTTGATGCTTCAAGCAAAACAGGAATATGAAAATGAAACTGACAATTCCAAAAAGTACGAAATTGAAAAACGTATTGCAAAGTACAATAACATCCAATTGGCTAAGAAAGTATCACTTAATTCTGCTTACGGTGCTCTTGGTTCTCAGTATTTTAGATTTTATGATTTGCGTATGGCTCTTGGTGTTACTACCGCTGGACAATTATCTATTCGGTGGATAGAAGGTAAGATTAACGATTGGATGAACAAAATATTAAAGACTGAAAATGAAGATTACGTTATTGCGAGCGATACTGATTCCATTTATCTTAACCTTGGTCCTCTTGTTACGAGTATCGTTAAAACACCGACTGAAACTCCTAAAATTATCACCATCATGGATAGAATCTGTGAAGATAAAATTCAACCATATATTGATAGAAGTTACCAAGAGTTGGCTTCGTATGTTAACGCATATCAGCAGAAGATGGAAATGAAACGAGAAGGTTTGTCCAATGTAGGAATCTGGACTGCCAAGAAACGATACATTCTCAATGTGTATAATAATGAAGGTGTTGCATATAAAGAACCACAACTTAAAGTAATGGGTCTTGAAATGGTGAAGTCATCAACACCTGCCGTTATTCGTGAGAAGATGTATGAGTTGATTAAATTGTTGGTGACGGGTACAGAAGATGATGTACATAAGTTTATTGAAGATTTCAAAGAACAATTTAAAACATTACCACCTGAAGATATTTCTTCACCAAGAGGTTGTAATGGTTTGGCTAAATACTATGATTCGGTAACATTGTATAAACTTGGTACACCAATTCATGTTAAAGGTGCCATTCTCTATAATCATTATCTCAAAGAAAAAGGATTAACTAAAAAGTATCCTTTGATTCAAGAAGGTGAAAAACTGAAGTATAGTTACCTTAAAACACCAAATCATTTTAAGAATACCGTAATATCTTTTCCCGGTAGATTACCAAAAGAGTTTGGGCTTGACAATTATATCGATTATGATTTACAATTTGAAAAGTCATTTATAGAACCCATCAAAGTTATTTTGGATTGTATGGGATGGACAACAGAAAAAATAAGTAGTCTGGAGGACTTCTTCTCATGATATTTCTAACATTCTTATGTGCATTAGCACTTTCAGGCATTGCGGCTTGGTACTCAGTAATTGGTCTAGCGGCCATCTTTACTGGTGCCTTTTGGCCAATCGTTTTGATGGGTTCGGTCTTAGAAGCCAGTAAACTGGTTACTACATCATGGTTATATCGTAATTGGAAGACCTGCCCACTTTTATTGAAAACATATTTAACGACTGCTGTTGTTATCTTGATGTTAATTACTTCTATGGGTATTTTTGGATTCTTGTCCAAATCACACATCGATTCGACACTAGATGCTGGCGCCAACAATGTAGAAGTTAAGACACTCAATCAACAAGAAAAGATTGCCAAAGAACGATTGGATTATTTGTTGGCTCGTGCCAAGGATCCATCTACAGCAAGCAATCGTTTAGATAAACAGATTCAAGATACACAAAAAGAATTGAATGACATTAGTAAGAAGAAGTTACCATTACTAAAAGAATCCAATAAACTGGTAGCTGAAGTTGGACCTATCAAGTATGTTGGTGATATGATTTATGGTACTGATGATGATAATGCCATCGATAAAGCAGTTCGTCTGGTAATCATGTTGATTATGGTTGTATTCGATCCATTGGCTGTGTTATTATTGATAGCAGCAAATATGTCGTTGAGAATGGAAAGAAACCCTGGTAAACCTATTGTGAAAAACGGTGAAGTTGTTGGTTTAACTCCTTCTGATATTCCGGTATTCGTACCTGAGAAAAAAGTGGAAGAACCTAAACCACCAAAAGAACCTCCAAAAGAAGATAAGGTTGAAGTACAAAAACAAAACATCGTTGAGATAAGAGAAGAACCTCCTATCGTAATTGATGGTGCTTCGGAAGAAAGTATTCCTCCTCTCACAAGCAAAAGAGAAGTACATCATGCACCTGGTATTTTTAGTGAAGAACATCATGAACCAGAACCGGCTAAAAAGTTAGAGCCTAAGTATGATTATGATGCTGAGTATGCGTTTAAAGAAAAAGAGAAATTAGATGGTGGTGATTTTTAAAGGATGATTATATGAGTATATTAGATAAAATTAAAAAGAATAGTAGTATCAAAGAATCTGCTATTCTTTCCAAATCAAAGTTCTTTACTAGTAAAGATATGATTCCAACTTCTGTGCCAATTATTAATGTGGCATTGAGTGGTCGTTTAGATGGTGGTTTAACACCAGGTCTTACAATGTGGGCAGGTCCATCAAAACACTTTAAGACTGCGTTTAGTTTATTGATGGCAAAATCTTATTTGGACAAATATCCTGATGCGGCGTTATTATTTTATGATAGTGAGTTTGGTACTCCTCAGTCTTATTTCGATTCTTTTGGTATTGACACAGAAAGAGTTTTACATACACCCCTTACTGACATTGAACAGTTAAAGTTTGATGTGATGAACCAGTTGACTAATCTTGAACGTGGTGATAAGTTGATTATCATTATTGATTCTATTGGTAACTTGGCATCAAAGAAAGAAGTTGAAGATGCTTTGGCAGAAAAGTCTGTTGCAGATATGTCAAGAGCAAAACAAGTGAAGTCATTATTCCGTATGGTAACTCCACACTTGACCATGAAAGATATTCCAATGATTGTAGTTAATCATACTTACATGGAAATTGGAATGTTCCCTAAAGCAATCGTTGGTGGTGGCACAGGTTCATACTATTCTGCCGATAACATTTTCATTATTGGTCGTCAACAAGAAAAGGAAGGTACAGAAGTTGTTGGATACAATTTTATCATTAATGTTGAGAAGTCTCGATACGTTAAAGAGAAAAGTAAGATACCTGTTACCGTTCGTCACGATGGTGGTATTAGCCGTTGGAGTGGGTTACTTGACCTCGCTCTTGAATCAGGCCATGTCATCAAACCATCGAACGGGTGGTTCAGTAAGGTGGACCTACAAAGCGGAGTTATAGAAGATAAAAAATACCGTATCAAAGAAACTGATACTTCCGATTTCTGGTTGCCAATTCTAAAACAAAAATCTTTCCAGGATTTCATTCAGAACAAATACCAAATTGCTACTGGCGGTATCATACAGTCAGATGTAGAAGAAGCCTTTGAAGTGGAAACTACTAACGGAGTGGAAGATGATTGAAGGTCTTGATTTCTGTTACATCTATCCAAAAGATGATACACAGGCGGTACATATTCGTTTACTAGAAGGACCTTACAAAGGTACCATTTACAAATATGGTAAGGTAAAGTTTGAAGAAAAAAATGAACAAGTGTATTTACTTTTTGCTTACGATGTGTTAGAATCACCAGTAGGTAAACCCAAGAAATTGGAAAAAGATGAATCATTCAAGAATTATATTGGTGATTTATTGGTTGAAATTATGAGTAGTAATATTGAACAGGAAGTAATTGATGAAGCTGGAACAAGCGATATTAAAGAATCTGATTTACAATGAGGATTATTTAAGAAAAGTATTACCATTTTTAAAATCTGATTATTTCTCCGACAGAACGGAGAGGACACTATTCAATGAAATTACATCATTCACGGAAACTTACAATTCTTCACCATCGATTGAAGCAATTGGTATTGCCGTCAAAGAAAAGAGTAATCTTACAGATGACGAAGTTAAGGGATGTGAATCGTATCTCCAAGAAATTGAGGCAAATGGCAAAGCAGAAACCGAGGTTCAATGGCTTGTTGATAAAACAGAAAAGTTTTGTCAAGAGAAAGCGGTCTACAATGGTGTATTACGGGCTATTTCAATTCTCGATGGTAAAGACAAAAGCCATGACAAAGGTGCGATTCCCTCTATATTATCGGACGCTTTGGCCGTCTCTTTTGACACAACCGTAGGTCATGATTACTTAGAAGATAGTGATGACCGATTTGAATTCTATCACAGGAAAGAAGAACGTATTCCATTTGATTTGGACTACTTCAATAAGATTACTAAAGGTGGTCTGCCTGCTAAGACACTTAATATTGCTTTGGCTGGAACTGGCGTTGGTAAGAGTTTATTCATGTGCCATGTCGCTGCTTCTTGTATGGTACTTGGCAAGAACGTACTGTATATCACAATGGAGATGGCAGAAGAAAAGATTGCAGAACGTATTGACGCAAATCTTCTTAATGTAAGTCTTGATGACTTGATGGACCTTCCGAAAGATATGTATGATAAGAAGGTTGCCAAAGTTCGTGAAAAGACTTATGGTAAATTAATCATCAAAGAATATCCAACCGCATCTGCTTCTGTAACTCACTTTAGGACACTACTCAATGAACTTAATCTTAAACGTAGTTTTAAACCTGATATTATTTTTGTTGATTATCTTAACATCTGTTGTTCTTCTCGTATTAAAGCCGGTGCTAACATTAATTCATACACCTATGTCAAGTCGATTGCTGAAGAACTTAGAGGTCTTGCAGTTGAGTATAACGTACCTGTTGTTTCTGCCACGCAGACTACTCGTTCAGGATTTACAAGTAGCGATCCAGGTCTTGAGGACACCAGTGAATCATTCGGACTCCCAGCCACCGCAGACTTGATGTTTGCTTTGATTTCTTCCGAAGATTTGGAAGAACTTGGTCAATTAATGGTGAAACAATTGAAGAATCGATATAATGATCCAACATATTACAAACGATTTACAATTGGTGTTGACCGTGCCAAGATGAGACTATATGATGTTGAACAATCAGCACAACAAGGTATTGCTGATGCCGGTAAAGCACCAGTCGGTGCCTTCAACAAAATTAAACATGAGAAAAAATCATTTGACGGGTTTAAAGTATGATATTAGAAAGAGCTGATGCTCTCCATGTAGCAGAATCTTTTCACGATTACTTTAGTAATATTGGAAGTACCGAAGAATACATGCGTGATGAGAAGTTAAAAAATTTGGCTGATATGCCAGCTTCTTTATTTCCACCTGAAGATGATTTGTTCTCCGATTTCTCCATGCATCCTAAAGATATGGACATCGAAGTATCTGAAATACCATCACAACAATTCCAAACATTATTGGACATTACCAGTTCACATATCAATAAAACACCAGTTGGTAAGAATATACAATTGGTAGCAAAGGAAAAGAACTCAGGAAAGATTCTAGGATTCATTCGTTTAGGTTCACCAGTAATCTATATGAAACCTCGAAATGAACTCTTGGGGCAAGTTTGGATTCAACAGGAAGATACTGCCAAACGATTCAATGCTTCTACTGTGATGGGTTTTGTAATTGTACCATCTCAACCATTTGGTTTTAATTACCTTGGTGGTAAACTTCTATCTGCCATTTGTACCAGTCATACTGTAAGAGAAATTTGTAATAAGAAATATGACATGAATGTTTGCCTGTTTGAAACCACCAGTTTGTATGGTTCTACTAAACAGGTATCACAATATGATGGCATGAAACCTTATATTAGATTCCAAGGTCTAACTGAATCGGATATTGTACCAATGATGCACGGTGAACGATATACTAATCTAAAGGCTTTTGTGGAAAGTAAAGTTGGAGATTTGTTGGCTGGAGATACGTCAAGTACCAGTAGAAAATTAAGAACATTTACCAAGATGATTGCTCTTACTAAAGCTGCACTTAAAGGTACACCTGAAGGGGAGGCATTCTCTTTAACGATTGAGAACGCCAAAAAGTTGACAGAAAAGAAAAGATATTATACATCTGATTATGGTTTTAAGAATTCTGTTGATTACATGAACTGTAAAACAGATACTTTGATACCAGGTGAGAATTACCATAAACATGAATTGCCTAATATTATTGAATGGTGGCGAAACAAAGCTATAAATAGATACGAAACCCTTAAAAATGAGGGTAGGTTAAGAACAGAACTTGAAGTATGGACTTCAGGTAAAGACATTCAAATCATTAGGTAAGACATGGCCACAAAAATAACCAATGACGGTTTATCTTCAACTGAAAGAACAAGGCGACAAGAATTAGGTTCAGCTTGGATTTTGCGTAGAGCATTAAAAGACAATCAAAGATATACAAAATGGGAAGATATTACCAAAGATGAAAAATACGATGAGTTAGCAGGTCGAAAAGGAATATATCCTCAAGTTACTGCTGAATGGTTAAAAGTATTTTTCTTACAACAACAAAAAATGTTGCAAGAATTTTCCAATCCAAAATTTACAGAATTTAATAGAGAATATGGATTCATGGAATTCATATCAAATTTAGTTTCAAAAGAATATGGTATTTCAAAAAAAGATACTTGGGATCCTGCTGATATTTGGTGCATTAAGAACGAAAAAAAAGTAATATCGGATATTCAAAAACTCATAAACAAAAAAGAATTTCCAACTATCGGTGAATTAAATGCCTACTTGAGAACAGCATTTAAAGAAAGAATCATCGTTGGTATATCTTTAAAAAAGATTTCGGGCAAACAAGCAAAATATGAAGAAGTGAATGTTGATGGTTTTGAATTTCCAGAAACTAAAAAACCATCTTTTAAGACATCTTATTTAAGAGTTGATTTATCATTGAAGTCCGGAACAAAAGGAAAAACTTCTGCGCCTCAAGCCAAGTATGCAGATTTTTGGTTAGATAGTGAAGAAGATGGTAAAAAGGTTACATATAAAATTGAAATTGGAGCAACTAGTGGTTCAAAATATACATTTACAAAGTTTGAATCCAAATCAACTGCAGCCACAAAAGCTAAACTAGGTAAAGCAAAAGCTGAATATGTAAGACAGTTGTTCAAAGAATATAAAATTCCTATTGCCGAATCTGCTCTAGACTATCCTAAAGATACAGCAGAATTCTTAGAAAGACAAGAAGAATTTCTAAAGATGTTTAGGCAGATTAAATCAAACAGAAATATAATAACAAATGTTTCGACTGAAGAAGAATTTTTACAAAACATGAAAAATTATTTTATGAATATGGAAAAAGGCAAACCAGTAACGGCAAATAATAAGTGCCAGCAACTTGCTGTATTTGCTGGATTAGCTAAACTTTCAAAAGATAAGTTGGCTGAATTAGGTACAAAAATAGTATTCGCTGGTCAGAAAAAAGGTGAAGAATTTGGACCTTTTGGAAAATTATATTGAGAATAAATTATGTCATTAATTGATTTTGATAAGTTGGCACAACAGTATGATACAGAAGATGACTTTGGTTTTTCTGCTGTATCGGAAGAAGAATACAATTCAGTTATTAACAATACTGCCAAAACAGCAGATGATTACAAGGCTCGTTTAGTTGAAGTTGAAAAGATTATTATTCCTTTTCTCACCAAGTTACATTCTACTGGAGACAAAGAATACATATATTGGCCTAATAGAACTCCTATTATAGAGAAACAAATAGAAAGAATTTTAAAACTGACAAGAGATTAATTATGACTGCAACTGTGATTATACCAACAACTGGTTCACCAGATGTTTATAAGGCTATTGAATCTGTATTAAATCAAACATATGATACCAAATGTTATATTGTTTGTGATGGACCAGATTATGTTTATGCCGTAAAGAATTTCGTAAAACAATTTGAGAAACATCCAAATTATAAAAATATTGTTGTATGTAACTTACCCATCAATGTCGGTGCCAAAGGTTTCTATGGTCACCGTGTCTACGCAGCATTCACTCATCTAATCGATACAGAATATGTCATGTACCTTGACCAAGATAATTGGTTGGCAGACCGCCATGTACAAACTTGTATTGAAACTATACAGAAACGAAACCTTGATTGGTGTTATTCACTAAGACAAGTACATGATAAATCTGGTAACTTTGTTTGCTTTGATGATTGCGAATCATTAGGTAAATGGCAAACATATCATGGTACACATCATATAGATACTAATAGTTATTGCCTTAAAACGCCGGTTGCGATATCATTAGCTAGCGCTTGGCATGGCGGTTGGGGACAAGACAGAGTATTTCTACAGGCAGTAACACAACACTATCAAAAGTGGGACTGCACAAACGAATACACAACACACTATCGTGTTGATGGTGGTAAAGGTTCTGTTACGGCAGATTTCTTTACCAATGGTAATGAAGTGATGATGAAAAAATATGATGGGAAATATCCATGGCGAACAAAAACTTAATCATTGGTGGATTCACAAACTACGGCATTAATCAATTAAAACCTTGGGTACTATCAGCAAAAGAAGTTGCTGGTGATAATGAGGTTGTTCTTGTAACAGGAAACACAACAGACGAAACAGTAGATTGGTTGAGAGACCAAGGTGTTGTTATTGTTCCTATGTTACAAGTGAATAATGTTCCTATTCATGTGCTTCGTTTCCTATCAATCTATGATTACCTACACAAGTATTGGCAAGAATATAATTATGTGGTCACTACTGATGTCAAAGATGTTTATTTCCAAGCGGACCCATTTAAAATCTTTGATAACAAATATTACCAAGATAACAATTTTAAACTTGTTGTTGCTTCAGAAGGTTTGAAATATAAAGATGAAGCATGGGGTAATGAGAATCTCATGCAAGCTTATGGTCCTTATGTTTATGAACAATTTAAAGATAATGAAATCTTTAACGTTGGAACATTCGGTGGCGTATCGGAGTATGTTAAAGATATGGTGTTCAACATCTTCACTAATGCAATCAACCGACCAATTCCTATTTGCGACCAAGCCGTATTCAACGTATTAATCAATACACAACCATTTAAAGATATTGCTTTCTATACACACGATTGGGCTTGTGAGTTGGGAACAGTTATGGATCCGTCTAAGATTGAAGGATTCAGACCTAACTTGTTGTTTAGTGAACCAATTTGGAAAGATGGAGAGGTTAGAGTGCCTCCTATGGGTGCAACATTATTCCCTATTGTTCACCAATATGACCGTGTACCAGAATTGAAGAAATTTGTACAAGAGAAATATGGCCAAGAAGATGATTCACAGGTATTTGTTTATAGGACAACATAATGAGTAAGATTTCAATTGTAACTGCTTTCTACGACATTGGTCGTGGAGGTTGGACACCAGATAAAGGCCTGCCGCATTACCTACAAAGGTCGACAGATACTTACCTAGAACGGTTCAGTCACCTATGTAAGTTGGAAAATGATATCACCGTATTCACCTCTGAGGAGTTAAAGTACAAATTAATTGATATCTGTAAAGACCGTATGGACAGAACAAACATTGTTCCAATGGATCCTTATGGTTATTTTTCTCCAATGAAAGATTTGATTGCTAAAACTCAAAATGATCCTAAGTTCAAAGACAGAGTTAATCCACAACAGGTAAGAAATCCAGAATATTGGAATCCTGATTATGTTCTTGTTACAAATCTAAAAGCATACTTTACAAACATGGCGGTAAAATATGACTATGTGAGAAATGATATGGTTGCTTGGATTGATTTTGGTTATTGCCGTAGTGAGAAAAATATTCCTGTTAGCAAAGTGTGGGATTATGATTTTGATCCTACAAAAATTCATTTGTTTAATTACAAAGACTATGATAACAGACCAATAGAACATGCCGTATTGAATAATGATGTTTATATCTTGGGTGCCAAAGTTGTTGCACATAAAAATTTGTGGCCAAAAATGTCTGACTTGATGACACAATCGTTTCTTGATTTACAAGAGAAAGGTCTAGTCGATGATGACCAAGGCCTTTGGTTACAATCATATATAAAAGAACCTGAAGCATTTGAATTACATAAAATTCCTGACCATCAGTTTGGGCACGATCCATTTGTATTGTTTAACGAATTTAATAATAAAGTATGATTGATAATTATGAAATGATTGAACCTGGTCATTGGTTTCAAAGTAAACCCACAGGTGAAATAATGAAGTATGATACTAACTACATTCAGTATTATACTACAATGGACTTTCGGATGTCCAAACTCCGATTTGATTTACTTTCAAAATATGTAGAATTTAATTCTGTATGCGACTTTGGTTATGGTGACGGAGCATTCTTAAAATACTCACACGATAATAATAAAGAATGTTTTGGTCATGATATCTCAGATTATCCTTTACCTGAAGGAATTAAATTCATACCCAATATTGAGGATATTGATGTTGATGTTATGACCTTCTTTGATTCCATAGAACATCTTCCATTTCCTCATATTCATCTATTTCTAAGTTCAATTAAAACCAAATATGTTATGATATCGTTGCCTTGGATGCACGAAAGAATGGGTGCTGAATGGTTTAGAACATGGAAACACCGTAAAGAGAATGAACACTTCCACCACTTTGATTCACATGGTCTAATCAGATTGGTAGACAAAGCTGGATTCACACCAATTCATATTTGTAATCATGAAGATGAGATCCGTAAATCAGTATCATATCTTCCAAATATCTTAACTATTATTGCAAAAAAGAGATAATCATGAGAGTATACCTTAGTTGTACGGCAAATCTAGGAGACTTTTTAAATTCATTTCCTGTTTTGTCTGGTCTACATAAACAATATGGAAAATTTGATTTCGTTATCAAAGATGGGTTAAAAAAGTTTAGAGGTATCAAAGAGTTCTTGGTCAATCAAGATATGTTCTCATCCGTTGAGTTTGATACGGATGTCTTTATGTATGGTAATGTCATCAACCTAAGTTCTTGGACCAGAGAGGATCAAAATAATCCTAATCGACCTATCGAGACTTGTCGTTATGAGAATTGGTTGAGAGACAACTATCCTAATTTACAGTTTGAAGTTGATGATGATGTTCAAATTTTGGTACCTGAAATGGATATTGAAATTGAAGATACTTATTATTGTGGTGACCGTTGGGATGCTCCTGATATTGACACAAGAAGAAAAAGTTCTGTGCTGGCTCATTTGAACGAATTTAAATTCTTATCTTATGAAAATTCATTATCAACTAACGCATACATCATTAAGAACTTAAAGAAACCATTTATCACCAACTTTACTGGTGTTGCTGTACTTGCTGACTTACTAAATGTTCCTTCTTATGTTGTATGGAAAGCAGAAGATTGGAATCCAGAATTTAGAAAAGGTGATAACTGTTATTGGGACAATGGCAAAGATATCAATAAAGTATTCCAAAAACATTTCTATGGAAATCGTAAATCAAAATTAGTACATAATGACGAATTGGAAAGTTTACTGTGATTGTTAATATTTCTGAAGGTGTGTTCGGTGGTCCACTACGCAATGGTGATTTGATTGGTGTGGCCAATGTTATTGCACATCTGAGAAAACAAACACCAGAAATTAAGTTTCACATGAAACAGGGTTCAGTAAATTCTGCTGAGTATGTACAACAGTTCTACCAATTTATGTTAGAAAAAACTGATTACTTCTCCAAAGAACCAGGTTTACAAGAGTTAGCATGGCGCAGAGTTAATC